ATGGAGGGAGGGGGGTCAAATTGCGAGACCCCTCCCGGGTACCCCTAAAAACTTTTTGGGCGTGGGTTTTTAAAGGCACCGTTTATTTAAAGCACACTACTGCATTAACAAATCAAAATGACTCTCAAGTTAAGGGATTACAAATTGGTTTGGTTAACAGCCTTGAGAATCAAATTAATTTTTATTTTTAAATGAAAACACAGAAATGTGAATTAAATATTAATTTAATGAAATGATTTAGTTTTTATTTCTTTTGTTTGGAGGCAAAAGTTTTTTAAATTTTCCTGAAATGTTTAAAGAAACAATCCGATCAATAGCTTGTTCTTGAGCAATAGCAATATCTAAATCAGATAATGACTCAGATGAAATAATTTCACGGGCAACTAATTCGTTACAATAGTATCCGTTTCTTTGATCGAATGCTAACCAATCATTCCATTGAGCTTCATCAAATGGATCAAATGGATTATCAATTGTAGTTAGGATACACAAATGATTTTCTACTGTGTCTCCTTTAAAAGTATTAGAATCCATAAAATCACCTCGATTCTGCTTTAATCTTAGAAACCGTTGATGCCGAAACATCAAATTGATCAGCAACATCTGCAATAGTATAACCATTTTTTAACATAGCTAACATTCTATTACGTTTAGCATCAGAAACTCCAGAATTAATTGATTTTGGTAAAGCAAATTGTTTTACAATTTCTAAATCAGAATTATCAAGAATTGAATCAACCAAACTTGAAGATAAAGCGCCTGATTGAATAGCATTCCATTCTTTCTCTGTGAGTTCGATTTGCTTTTTCTTAGCACCATAACGAACTCTTCCTGTAGCTAATGACATGTTCTTTATTTTCTTCTTGTCATCTTTAGTTAAGTTAGGATTCTCTGATACTTTAGCACGGTATACTGCATTAGCGTACACTTGTGCTAGTCGTTCTCTAGGTGCGTTAGATTGAGCTAGATCCAGCTTCTGTTTTAGAGACGTGACCTCGTCCCGGTATACTACAGCTGCGCTAGGTGAATACGGACGAGCTTTGGTAAGCATGTAGTTCTTCCGGGATTCAGCAGCGAGGGCCTTTAATTTATTGGCATAGTCTGCATACACAGACTCCATGTTAGTAGTTGTACCTGGATAGTTTGATGTCAATTCATATGCGTCTTTTACCTGCTGCATCTTTGTGGTCTTGGTGAGTGCTTGTACTTTCTTACCATTTCTATCTGTGTACTCACGATATGTTGGTGTAAATATTTTCTCACCAGTCTCTGGATCATACCCTAATTGCCTTTCTTCTGGTACTCTCAAATCACTTGACGCTCTTGAAATAAGAGTGGATGCACCACCAGACTTACCAGTATTTGGATCAGTCTGCCATTTACGTTTTAGTTCCGCAATACCATTCTCTTCATATGATCTCTTGTAATCAAGCTCATGCTTTACAGCATCAATGACTACCATTGAATGTTTAATTGCACGTGCCTGCTCATCAAGAGGAGCACCTTTGATATTCATATCAGTAATTAGATTGGATACGATTCCCATTTGACGTTGCTTATCTGGTTCTGACATTACTTTCATGCCAGGATAGCCTGGGTATGCTGAACTTGGGTCAAAGTTTTGTAACTCTTTTAATGTTTCAGCCACTCGAATCTTTTTATCATTGTTTGGAATAACAATAACTGTGTCACCATCAAAATCGGCACCAGATAGTTTTTGAGCTACCCGGATATTAATTCCAATAGCGTCTGAAGATGCACCACCTATTGTTTTCTTAGCCTCAATATTTTTATTATTCACCTTTAATTGTGGAATCTCAAAGATACCACCATGTGGATGTCTAATTAATACAACAGTTTCACCTTGTCTATATCTAGGTGCATACACCTCATTATCCTTTAAAGAATCAATAGGTAATATAACATAACTAGATTGACGTGGTAATGCAGCTGCTTTGAGACTAACACTTGCTCCTTCACATTCATCAGCAAATGCCTGGAGTAGTTTCTTTTTAACATTAGGATTTGTATAGCTCATTATTTCATCATATTGAGCTTTTCGGATATTAAAATCCAAATCGAGCTGTTGCTTGGCTAAAGAATAACTTTGCTTTGATAAGAATTGAGAGGATAAGTTTTTTGAGTATGTTTCCCAATCACCTTCCTCTTTAAGCTTATTAATTGCAGATAGTCTTTTATTGCCATCTTTATCCTCATAATAAGATTGACCATTAGGCTTTATGGTAGCTCCAAAAGGATTATCCGGATCATCTTTAAGAGGTTTAAATACTTTCTCTTTAGGTGTCCCGGTTTCTTTATTAGTGTTATAAATAACATCATACCCTTTTGGTACATTGTCACTTACAACAGCCATTCCTTTCATAAAATGCGTACCATCAACGGCTATTCTTACCTGTGCATACTTTGAGTTTCCTAGAGATAAATCATCCACTCCAGGTCGCAACTCAATAAGTCCATCACGTTCTTTACCCCCTTGATCCCCGTATCGAATAAACACTCTGTCTGAGGATATGGAGGATGGGTACTCCAAACCGTAGAAAGTCTTACCTCCGTCGTTCGTGTGGAAGGACGAGTCTGCCATAGCAATTTGTCCAGAATATACTGCATTTTTTGCCTCCTTCCAAGTCATACCCGGTGGCGTTAAAATCATCATATGAGTTTTATGACCGGGGCTATTGACTTGAGGCACATCAAATGGTATTACTTTGTAACCTTCTGCTTTTAACAGTTCTAATGATGTGTCAAATCTGTTTCTTGTAATATTTGATCCTAAATATAATTCTGCTCCTTTTCCTACATCAATAGGCATCCCCTGTAATTTTACAGAGTCTGCTAATGCTTTTGCTACGTTACGAGTTTTTTCACTATTCTCATCTATGTTCTGATTTAGTAGTGATCTTACTGAAGATTCATTTATTCCCATTTCTCTACCGATTTCAGAATTTGATAATCCTTTTGCTTTTAGAGCCTGTGCTCTTTCCACTTTGGCTTTTCTAGATATCATTAACGAAATAGTTTTGTATTTTCGAAATTCACTGAGGCTTTTTAACCCCATACCTTCAGCAATCTCAGCATCAGTCAATCCTTCTTTTCTCTGATCTTCAACATACTTTAAGAAGTTTGTAGATCTTTGTTCCGGATTCTCGCCAGATCCCCAAGGATAACGTCCTGAGTGTCCTCCATCGAGATGGCCTACGCCATAATGCTGTAAAAAACTTGCAAATTTCATAAGCCAGTATCCTCCTTCTTAAGAATTGATTCATGATGCTTAATGATAGATATAATTTTTCTAATCTCTTCCGGATCAAATGGTACTTGAACAATATCATTTATCTGATAAAATCTCATGTCTATCATTATTTTTCTAGGATCTACTCTATTAATCATACACCATAATGCTGCATACACCTTAAGTTGATCTGGATGTGGTTTTGTTATACCAGTCTTTAGATCATATACTCTTAGTACGGTCCCATCAAATTTAATAGCATCAGATGTTCCAAAGCAATAATCTGTATGATATAATAATTTTTCTGATTCCATGTTGTAACAAATAGCGTCATTTACAAAATTATATAATGCATTTTCTGTTTGTAACGGTTGTGTTATTCCTAGTTTAATAGTTTCCTCTGCCCATGCATGTAACTGTGTTCCTTTTTGTTTGGCATTCTCTTGACGATACATGTCCAACAAATGGGAATCGTTATACCTCAACCACGCTGGTTGTGACGGACTAAGAAATGCGTGTTGCCCTTCTAGTCTTGAAGTATCTTCCGAGTTCATTTATAATTTCCTCCTCGTTGCTTTTACATACAAATGCTGCATATGCTCCTTGATTCTTAAAATAATTAATGTAATATTCTTGGTTCGGCCTTTTTGATGAGTTGGAGGCCATTTTTGTTTCCAGCATCGCATATCTACTTTTATATAATAAAACCAAATCGGAAATTCCTTGTAATTGATTGGCATTCCCGTGTAAAATTATAATGCCAGGAAACTCTTTCTTTAGTCTTTTTACCAAGTTAGTTCTATACGTGCCTTCAAGCATAATGGCCTCCTCTCACCAGGCATAAAAATATGAAGAGGAGATACTACCACGTAGTTCTCCCCCTTCTATAATCAGGCCTGACTATCCCGCGAACTTCTTAATGTTAAAGTCTTCTTTGTGCTTTAATGCTAATGCTATAGAATTATCTATTGCAGACTTTGTTTTCATTGTATAAAGATATAATTCTTTGTATGGAGTATTACGTCGATTAATTCTACCTGCCGCTTGTATCATTTGTTTATAGGAATAAGTCATCGAATAAAATATAATACTATCTGTTTTAGTACAATTCCATCCTTCTGCACCTGCTGAATACTGCACCAAATATACCCATGAATCTGATTCTGGTAACGCCTCATGCTTATGGCCATTCCATTCTCTATACAATATACCTTGACGATCAAACTCGTTTTTGAGTAACTCAAGTTCATAATCAAAGTTGTAGAATATAATGACCCGAGGATGTTCTTTGTATTGTTTTAACACTGCCGCCAGTCTTGACGGATCTGTGTTTACTATTTTACGTAAGACACTACAATACTCAGATGCATTTTCTATTGGTTTGTCTTCAAATATATTCCATCTTTTTCTACAAACGAATCTATATTTCTCTTTGTCATACTCTGTTATTATATCAATATGATTCTCATGAGCTGGACTATTATAATCCATATTAATAAGAATTTGATCCTTTAATGCTCTGAGTTTCTTTGTATTAATATAATAGTCTACCTGGAAGTACGTTACATACGGTTTTTGAACAACATGTTGCATAAGGAAATCTGTTTTATTAAGATAAAATCCATTAGCTATAAACACAGGAATATAATCCATCCATGAGTCTCCCGGTGTAGCAGACAATAATATCCAATCATTGTTTTTAGCGATTTTAAGAAATGCTTTTGTCCATGCACCATAGCCAACAACTCGCTGCTCGTCAAATATAAAGAATGCGTCTTTAACGTCACGATATTTTCTTATGTTATTCCATGAATCAACATAATAATTACAAATATAATACCGATCTTTGTCATCCTTTCTATTAAGCAAAAAGGGAACAGTCTCATCATCCCATTCAAATGTGTCTCTCTTTCTAGCCGTAGTTATAATATATAAATCTTTAGCCATAAGCTGATCCATCGGGGTAAAAGGATCTATGTTTCCTCCTTGCTGTTTATAATAGTATGCAAGTGCTGTCCTAGATTTACCAGAGCCGACTCCACCGCACAAGATGGAGCCAGTTCTGAGTTTTTCTATAGCTTCAAGTTGACAATCATCTAAGAACTTAGCCATCTGTCTCTACATAATAGTCAGAAGCATCGTCGGAGAAGATCGAAGGAACAATTTCAACCTCAAGCTTATTAAGATATGCTACCGGCTTACCGGAGCCATATCCATATGTCCATGCAACGTTAGCTCGTGCAATAGACAAATCATCAAGTTTCTTAATAAGTTCTTCATCAAGAATAAGATTGTTACCAGAAGGCATAAGCTGAACAACTTCCGGTGGACGAACATTGAACTTAACGTTCAGACGGATAGAATATAATACTTCTCCATCCGGGTTCTCACGAGCATTGCACGGAAGACCCCATGCTTCCAATTTCTTAGCATCTTCTTCGTCTACGACGACATTGACGCTAGAGCTTCCAGGGAACTTACCCTTCAAACCAGAAAAATTCTTGTAAATGAGCTTTGCTTCCTTAATTACATACACGTCACGTCCGCCTTTTGTAGGTGTAAATTTCTTGATGTTCATATTATTACCTCCTTAAACATCGAATGGTATATCATCATTGAGTTTATTATTTGAATATACCACATTATTAGCAATGAATGTTTCGTCTGATACAAACAGATCGTAGTCACAAAATTCAGAAATATGATTTTTTGCTGATTTTGCTAAGTTATCATAATATTCTCTATTAATTTGTGACATATATCCACTTATATCTTTTACAACTGAAGATTCTTTCCATCTATAACCTTTGGAACCGGTTACAGCTGTTACTAAACTATCATCGTCATAAGTTTTCTTTGTATCAATCTTGGCATCTTTTTTGGCTCTCACCAATAAACCGCCGCCAACGCCATTTACGACTGGTACGAATGATCCTACTTTACCTATAAAATGATATTTATGTTTGTTTGGATTATCTTCATTAAAGTCTAAGAATATCTCTGATGTAACCTGTTTAGTTTCACAAAGATCCTCAAACATAATTTCTTCCTTAGAGAATAATGTCTTGAAAACATAAGGGTGCTTAAATTCAGTACCAGTTGCCATCCAAGTTCCATCCTCTAATTTACCAATAAATACTGCATCATTTACCAGACAGATCCTATCAAATATTTCCTCAATCTCAAAGTTATAACCATACTCTTTACCTCTCTGGATAACATAATCTATGATTTCCTTATCAGCGTTTGGAATCTTAATAGAGTCTGTCTTAATATGCAATACTTTATAACCTCTTGCTTCTACTTCTGCCTCAAGTTGACACATGAACAACGCTCCACGTTTGGCTACAACATTATCAATGTTTCTAGGATCTCTGAATCTATTATCAAAAGAGGCAGCAGTCAATCCATAGACACTATTTATAATAATCTTGAGTGCATATGCCAATGACTTACATTTATCTTCATCAACAGTTCCATCATCCTTAACCATATATGGAATAAGAGCCCCATCAAAATACTTTTTGGCCTCATCAATGTCTTTATGCTTAACCGCCAAACGGGCATTCATTAACTGAACAAATCTATCTGTATATGGGCCAAACAAATTTAAGGCTTTAATTGTACTTGGATGCATAGAAGCAACATCCAACACAACAGTATACCCTTCTGCTCCTGGTTTTGCAGAAACATAACCGCCTTCGCCAATGATTTTGTTCAAAAATGTTGATACTCCATGGTCAAATACATAACCAGGAAATTCCTTTGACAAATCAGGTTTATTAAACTTTGTTTGTGGATGTTTATCGTCTCCGAACATAAACTGTTCAGCACATTCTCTAGTAGTATTGTTTGGTGTCAATCCCGACAATTTAGCAATAAGTAAACGTGCCTTAACATCTGCCTGAATCTGTTCAGAATGGAATACTTTTTCTGTGGCACTTACGTCACATTTACAATAATATTCCAATTCGTCCCATTCCGACTCTGGTAAGTCTTCATTCCAGTCAATGTTCATTTCCTTATGAAATATACCTAAATCAATTTCCCTTCGTTTAAGAGACTTCTTCTCGGTCGATAAATCATAAATATCCATATAACTGATTTGGTATGCAGCTCTGGAAAATCCCTTGCCTTCAGATATAATAGACTTAGATATACCATGTAATTCTTTATTAGAGAATCCTAATGCGGCGTCATACAAAATATGATTGTCATAACGTCTACAGTTGTAACCAACCAATTTGTGCTTAAATAAATTTTTAACCATTTCTGGTGTTGGGTTTCTCCAAGCACGAATATTTTCATCAGGTTCTCCGTCAAACTTCCAACAAACTAATAAGAGATTAGGAACTACCTCAATATCAAAGAATACAATTCTGTCGTCCAAATATGTCTGCCCAGTATCTTTTTCTACGGGTTCGTTCTCATAATTCTTACTTTTGAACTTCATCTTGACAACTTTTTTAAGACAATATTGAGCATTATGTGAACTGTTACTAGCAAAATTCCAAATGTCTGAAAACCACTTAGATACATCATAATCCATTCCAGATGCATATGCTGTCTCTAAGGAATCAAATATAAGATCAATCTCTTGTTTAGTAGAACTGTTCTTGTGCCCCTTTGCCAAAGCGGTCTTAATTAATGTTTCCAAAGCTTTCTCATTCTTATAAACAACTTCAGATATCATCTTTGTTTCTCCTTCGACTATTGGAAGACCAGAAGAGATATAATTCACTGGATAGTTGTTACACTTAGTAAGCATTCTCCTCAATGCAGACTTTCCTTTGAATACTTTTACCTCAATGTGATCAGCATATATTGGAGCAAGTTTCTCAGGATCGCCTTTGTAAATATAATGAAGATGAATACCCTTACCAGATTTAGATAATTCTGCATATGTCGGTGGAAACTTATTTGCTGCAGCCAAGTTTGCTTCCAACGATTTACCGCCATCTGGTCCTGGGATGTCAAAGTCAACAACAATATGATTGATAGGCACACGAACATAATGTAGTTTCTTTGTGTCTATATCTTTTCCTTTTGTTTTGACATCAGACCACCTGATACTAGGTGTTCCATCTTCCTTAGCATACTGAGCAGGATACTCGGATATAATATCGTCTAATAATGACTTCTGTTCCTTCATGTTAAGAAACTCTTCATATATAATCTTAGGAGCTTCTTTTGCCTCCGGTTCTTCGTCATAAATTTTCTGACGTTTAAATCCCTTATAAATATTCCTAGCCCATTGGTCTTCTTTATCTTTTCCGCGTTCTTCAAAAGTTTCAAAGTATTCTCTGAGTTCTTCTCTGAACTTGTACTTTGGCATATTATAACTGATACTAGACATCTCGCAGAATGTTTTATAATCACTCCATGCTTTAGCCAATGTAACTTCGTCTTCAGCTTTATATTCGTCATACATTTCTTGCACAAAGTTAAAGAATACATCAGTCTTTTGCATCATTGCGATCGGTCTATAATCAAAATAATAATTCTTACCACATTCGTTGTACACATTCAAACAATGTTGAGCTATCCCTCCCAATTCAAATGGAATCTGGGCCATTAATTTCTCATACCTTTTGACTGGGATCTTTACACCTTTAGGACTAACGTCAATCAATCTTCTTATAATACCTGATTGGGCATCTGTAATCTTGACTGGCTTATTAGTACCCATGATGCACATCGTAGTAAATGTATCAGTGTACATACTCTTGTGCTTAATGTTTACTGTAATCGGCTCATGTGATGTTATGCTGTTCAGTCGTGTGTTGTCTTCAATTCCTGATAGATCACCATCGTGCTGAATAGCTATGAGCGGATTTAACCTAAACGGTTCGAGGGCAAATTCCGCATTCGAGTTACCTAACGCCTTTGCATTGAACGTCGTATAATATCCTTCAAATAATTTCTGCATAATATTTATAATGGTTGACTTACCGGTACCAGTCGCACCATAAAATACAAGAAACTTCTGAATCTCTCGTGAGTCACCGGCAATTATACTTCCGATGATCCATTCGAACTTTCTGATTTCCTCGGGTTCGTACAAAGACGTGGTTAACTCTGTGTAAGCCGGTATAGGTTTCTCTTCGACCTCATACTCGAGTTTATGTGAAACATAACTGTCTTTTTTAACTTTTGAATTGTTGAATGTGATTGTTCTATCCAGAAGTTTATAATTGTCAGACAGGGTACTTACATAACTCAAGAATGTATTCCACATCCTGGTAGAATATGATGACGTAAGAGATACTCGGACTTCACCTGAATGTTCCTCTTTATACTTCTCACGTGCGTCATTGAGCTCTTTATCTACCAGACGTTGAACATCATAGAGGTCTGTAGACCATACACCGGCTTCTGCATCCCAAATTGCACAGAATTTTTGCCCCTTTACCATCAGATCTTTTGACCGGCATACTTTAAAATCGGGATATAATGTGATATAACCCTTACCAGCTTTGGATTTGATAGTAAAAAAATCCATAAATGAGCCTCCTTTCTGTAAGAATATTTTCTTGTCATTTGTCAAAAATTTTCTACTTTATTTTTAAAATTAATTTAAAACACGTTTTAGGAATAAGTGGTAGAAATTTGACATATGACATAAAAACCCGCAAATGCCCTATTTTCAGGGGTTTCCGGCTTGGCAAAAATTTGTCATATGTCAAAAATTTTACAGTTTTTGCAAATTTTCCAAAATGTCAAAGAAATTTGATTCTTTTTTGACAAGAAATTAGGCACTTTTTTCCCTTAAATATGCCTGTAATTGATACCAAATTTCCGTTTTTCTCTGGTCCTCTCTAACTTTCGTCAAAGGGAACAATCCACCGCGGCCATCAGGCTCAAATTGACGATTTAATACCCTTGAAACGATCTGATTTAGGGTAAACATATCCCATCGCCGTCCGTACCCTTCATCATCAAACGTATCAATGCCTATATTTTGCATAAATTCCCAGAAAAACATAGACGTACGATCCTCTTCGGGATCATATAGAATATCATTCGCCCGCATGCTGATACTGACCATAAATTCCAAAAATGTGCATCCATTATTGGGTCCAAAGATGTCCCAGTTTACTGTATTATTTGATGCATAGTCTGTTCTAAGTCTATTGCCATCCTCTGCTCTGTTAATATCTTTGTCAATAACCCAAATAAATGGAATATCAAACATACAACTGAATAGTCTGGAGAAGCTCTGGCCGAAGTAGGAAGCCCCCACTTTATCGGCCAGCCATCTCACATATTTCAGTCGTTCCAGCTCTGCATTCTGCAGCACATGTTACACCTCCTTAGAGTCATAACCCAGAACCTCTGATACGTACGAATCCTCGCTCCATTCTACACAGTAATATACTTTGTTTTCTTTGTCTGCGAGATAGACATAATCCTTCTTACCTTCACCAACACCAAAGTGTGAGAATAGGTCCTTTGGAAAGTCAAATCTATCCTTCGGATCATTCTGGTTATAGGTCTTCTCCAGATCTCTATTGTACCAAACTTTGTCGTTAGCATAATAGACAATATCCTCATCTCTGTAATTCGGGTCATAACCATATTCTTCTTTTTCAATGAGCTGAATAGGACTGTCTTCAATATCTCCATTAGGAGTCATCTTTGGCTGTTCATCAGACTCATCTTCTTTCATCAGTTCGATCATCTTAAGTCTTGTTTCAGACAACTTATTATTAAATTCGTCTTTAACTGACTCGATCTCTGCTTCTGCCTTCTTACGTTCTTGCTTAGTTCCATAATAATAGCCAATGCCTGTACCTGAGAGAACACCGACTACAAATGCCAAAATACTTGCATATTTCATAATGTATTACCTACCTTTACAGTTTCAAGCCTCTTTCTCATCTTTGTGAGAATGTTTCCTTCTACATTAAAATCGATCCAGAATGGATTAGCCTTGCAGCATACATCATCCCATCTGTTTCCGCCACCAAACTTACGTCTCGGAATTCTATCCACCTTAATGCGAATACCTTCATCAGAAGTCTTGCCTCCACACTTATCGCTCAGCCAGCCTACTTCATGGAATGCAAGCTGCTTCTCAGGAGTCAGAGAATTCCACAAATCAAGATCTTTAATAACGTCTTCAAGCCATACATGTCCGTACCTTCTAAGTCTCTGGTTTGCTCTTTGTGCAATTAAGAGGACAGTCTGAACATTGTAATCGTCCGAAGAATTGTCCCAATGTGCTTCCCGGTCCAAAGTCTCCGGACCCACTAGCAAAGAATAGGGGCTACCGTGGTTATCAAAAGACTCTTCCTCTGAATGGATTTCTTTGACCTTACCCTTCTTGTCTTTTTCAACAGATGTAACAGTCGCTTTACCTTCATAAAGCTTCTTTTCTGTCTCTTCACCATTGATCTTGGCTACTCTGTCACGATACTCCTCATACTTTGTCTTATAAAGTTCAGCCAATGCTGCAGACGCAAGACCACGCTTTGTGAGAACATGAGTAGATCTGATGAAACAAGATGTACCGCCGGCAAAACATAATGCCGTAGGTACCCAGTTAAGAATACTGTGGCCTACAGCGCTTCGTGTTACTTGCTTACGCTCTGCACGATACTCTTCCTCCGTGAGCTTACCGCCGATCTTGTCACCTTCCAACTGATCCATGTTAAAGTTATAACTGTCTTTGATAGACTGCTGCTTCTGTGCTGCATGATATGTCGTATAAATCGACGCACCATACAATCCGATTCCTACAATTCGCTCAATCTGTGGCTCATGTGCCAATACAAATCTTGCAACTTTGCTTCCGTTGAATACAATTGATGATAAAAGTCCCATGTTTAATCCTCCTTTTTTCTGTAATTAATGGGCCTATGTGTAAATTCCTGTGCCGGATTGCGGAGACATTCGTCGCATGGATCTTCTGTAGCCTCTACATCCTTGTGTACGCACATTTTACAATATTTGTAATAATCTGAGAACTTCCTAAACGGAGTTTTGTCCATAAATTCTGACATTTTTTACACCTCCAGATAAACAGGGTCTGGCAAGGACAAAACATACTCACCCCTGCTTGAGGGGCGCATCTTAATGGATTGTCTGGTTAACATGGCTGCTGTCCATCCCCATTTAACGTCATTACCAGTGGTTGGCCAATTTAACAAAGATAGCAGATTAGACAATCGATATGTCCCATAGCAGTTAGCCATGTATATAATGTCTTCCTTTAAACCTTCCGCTTTACCACGGTTTTTACACACAATACTACGATATACGTTAGTATTAATAGCGGAGCCACCCACGGCAGAGTTAACAGGACGAGCACCTCGAGTGTCAAAAGGGAGACCGCTATTGTTAGAAGAACTATTATATATAGAACTATAACCAGTGTATCCACCTCCTCGTGTCGTTGGTCTGGGAGCATAATCCTGACCACAAATGATTGTGATGATCGCGTCTTTGATACTGTTAAACAATGTATCAATCGTCGATGAGATCGTGTTCTTGATGGCAGGTTCGATGATTGTTTCCATAATTGTATCGCCTAATGTTCCCTCATTTGTGTAAAGCAAATCTTCGCCTACAGTTTTAAGCCAATTTTTCTTCTGTGGATGTACGTCACCTGGCTCGACGTGCGGTTCCACGATTGGCTGTTTAGATGCCTGAAACTCACTATTGTCCGGAAATGAACCGTCTAATGAAGATTTAGGTACGTATGCCATAATTATTACCTCCTATCAAAAAAATAAAAGGGCCAGATTACTCCGGCCCCTCTTTGATCATTCTGTTTTCTCCTCTTCTTTTAATTCAAATCCGAGGTTATTCAGTTCCTCGTGACTAATGAGTTCGTTGCCGTTCTCATCAATTTCGATCGGATACTCATCATCGATCGCTGTCGCTTCTGGTTCTTCTTCAGCCTTATGTCTTGCAATTGTCTCTATTACCTTACCGGCAACAAATGCTACACCTCCAATAGCGGCTACTACACCTGCTATCGTTCTGCCTTTGTTGATCTTCTGAACTCGCTTATAAGCTGCGAGCTCTTCAGGGTTTTCATGTCCTTCATAACATTCCTTTGATGTTACTACTGTTCCATCTTCCAAAACGGAAGTTGTCTCACCATGGGATTTCTCCCAATCATCTTTGTGAACTTCGTAAGCTGCTGCCAGCTTCTTGTCCTTCTTAAGTGCCTCTTTTTTCTCGTTGAATTTCTTGAACATCTTTGTGTCCTCCTTTAAATAAAATTTTTGAGGTTTTGCTCCTCTATAACCAGGCATGATTTTCACGCGAGGTCATCATCAACTTTTGCTCCAAGACGTCCGTCTTTGACTCCTTGAGCATATACGCGGTTCTGCTCTTGCTTGACCACCTCCATAAACATTCTGGATAATTGGTTGATGTACCAAGTATCGTGCGTCTTTGTCGGATACAGGTTTGTTACCCAATCTAACAAGTAATAAAACTGCGCCACCGGATCAGTGAAACCTTCTTCATCCATTGTTTCTCTCCAAGACTTGCAATCCGGGAAGTTATTTGGTGCCAAATTGTTACTGAAGTAGTTCATTCCGCTTCACCTTCTTTCGATGGGTCGTATATCAAAGTACAATTAACCGAGTGTACTAGATACGTCTTTCCGTTCATACGAATCTGTAGCTGATCACCATCGGAATAGTCAGTCCAGCTTTCGACTTCTCCTTGAATCACCGTTCCATCTTGTAATTGTATGTAACAGTAATTATATTTGTACGTCAAGTCAAGAATATCTTTATTACAACCCATTATTCCGGCAATTATGCCAAGGATGATAGCCACTATGGCCAATGTCTTATTGATTATGGCCAATTTCTTATTGATCTCGATCATTCTATTTCACCTTCTTTCTTATACGGTTCTGGAAGAAACATCCATGCAATTACGTTTTTAATTGGATCGTCACATGAGTAATCATACCAGCGATCTTTATCAGTTAAATACCCTTTGTAAATATCGCCATCTATATCGCAGAATAGTACATTAACATATTTTTTAGGTTTTATGTCTAACGAACATGGTATCCACGACCTATCCAATTCATCATATCTACGATAGTCAACCTCTACAAAGTTCTTGGCATACTTGATATCTCTCGTATGACGGCATAACTGGTATGCGCAAGGCTGGCCATTACTAGGGCATATAGCTCCTTTTCCACGCGCTTTACATATATAAGCGACTGTTGGCTGTTCTTTTTTGTCTATCACTTCTCTTCACCTTCTTTCACAAAATACTCTTTGCCTAAGTCTTCAAGATGCGCGAGAATATACTCTTTAATTAGATTTGAGGAAACGCAACCTTCTTTATCCATGATCTCTTCAAAAATTCGGTCATAATCGTATCCGTATAAAACAGAACCAATAAGCAAATCACAAGCAATGTTCAATGCAATTTCTTCCCTAGTCATTTTGTTCACCTTCTTTCCGTCTGTCATGGTTCGTGTACCTCTGAAAATATCTGCAATATCCATCGTCACCGTCCCATGTGAAATTGATACAACTCTCTCCAACGCAAGGAATTAAACTCGTGCATAATAATGGTGGATTTCCTCTTATCACACTCATCCCCATTGAATATTTACACCCCAAAAGAGGACAACACTTTACTCTTATTTCACTCATTCCGCTTCACCTGCTTTCACGTTTCCGTCTTTTCCTTCGCCATCAACGGCTTGGTCTAATACTCTTGGTCTCATATCTGCACCGCAGTTCGGGCAGAAGTTATATTGTGCCGTGTGTCCATCAATAAAATCGTGAATAAAACCGCATTTTTTACATTCAAAGTGATTGTGAACGACTTTATTTTCATCGAGATAATCCATATCTTCCCTTGCTACCCACTCCCCGTGCGGTCTTATCTCTTCATCAAGCGGCTTTGTCATTTCGTAAAATTCTTCGACTGTAATTTCACCATTTTCAAGTTTCCACTCTGCTTTTCTTACCACTATCACTTCTCTTCACCTTCTTTCTTATAGAAAGGACAGTTGTATCGTGCCATCTGTCCTGGTCTTGGTTCGTACTGACAGTCTGTCTTGCTTGCGCACACGTTACAATTGCCACAGTCTTGAATGTTCTTAAGAGCCAAAAGACAATCGTGCAGATACCATTCGTCTCTTGCCTCATTTTTATGCATAATGGCCATTATTCTATGTTTTTCAATTTCCTCTTCAAGTCGATTCAATTCCACATCACCTTCTTTCATTTTCCAATCAGAACAAACAGTTTCTGCGCCACCATAACCATGACCGGCTGAACAATGGAAAAGATACTTCGAATCCCGAATAATATTCAAAGGATCTCCTCCTCGATATGCGTGTTCACAATTCTCACAACTTGCTATGCCTCCTTTCACAAAATACTCTTTGGCTAAGTCTTCAAGATGTGCAAGAAGGTTTTTTCTCTTTGCACTCATTTTTCTTCACCTTCTTTCTCGTCAACACCCTCCAGTTCTAGCACTCTTGTGGCAAAAGTATAAAATGTGTGATTATCTTCTATATTTTCATCGTCAAGCGCTTTTTCTCCATACTTTTTCATGAGTTCCATTTTTTCGTTTTCTAATGCTTTTCTCGCCGCGTCCGCTGAAGCGTAAACGCCTAGTATTGTAGTAAATGTGTGGTACAACATGTCCGTCATTGTGATGGTAGTAGTACCTACCTTTGCGCCAAAAGTTTCTTCAAAAGCAACATTCTCGATTTTATCAACAACAATTACTTTCACTTCTCTTCACCTTCTTTCCGCAAGTTCTATAACTTTGTGGATAACGACCGCAAAAACCATACCATCTGTCGCCATCGCCGCAAGTTCTATAACTTTGTGGATAACGACCGCAAAAACCATACCATCTGTCGCCATCGCCGCAAATATAACGAATATAAATATCACTACAACCACCCAAACCGCCACAACTCATAAAATCACTCTCCTTTATAATCTAAATCTTCTACCAATTTATCATTTATTGTTTTGGTTAAATCCCAATCGTAACAAATTTCTCCTGTTGGATAAATAATTACATCATTGACTACAGTAGTTTGACCTATTACAAAACTATTATATTCAAGTCCACGATGATAGTGAATGTTACCCTCAAAAACATCATCATTACATACCTGACAACCACCACCATAGTAGTAAGTTAAACCTAAGTCATTAGCGAGAAGATTGATAAATTCATTATCTACCACGTTTTTGAGTGTTGCGATAGTTACGTTTCGATAATCTTCTCTAAAGTTGATGGGGAATTTTCGATAGTGAAGAATAAATTTTGCAACCTCAGAAGCATCATCTTTTGTAACATTAAAAAGTACAGAATTGATTCTGACAGGAACCTTAATTTTATTCAGGCACGCATCCAAATCTTCTTGAGTTTTTACTTTGATGTGACGACTAACAGAAATACCATTGATTTTATGTTTATTCCTGTTGATAAAGTCTACGTCTGGCATTGTGGTATTGATAAAGACATTTTTACCAGTACTATGCGCGACGTCAATAAGAATTTGTAATTTATCTAAGTCTGCAAAAGGTTCTCCACCAGTAAAGACAATATCTCTAATGAGAGAAAGATTGCCTAGTTTCTTAATGTTTTCTACAAAGAAATCCATGCTTGCAAGTTCTCCATTGTACATCTGTTTACTAGTGCAGAATGGACAGTTATTCTTGCAATTATATGGAACGAAAACCGTAAGTGCCAAATTACTTCTACCGCTTTGATATAACATCTTTCATACCTACCTTTGCGCCAAAAGTTTCTTCAAAAGCAACATTCTCGATTTTATCAACAACAATTACTTTCACTTCTCTTCACCACCTTTTTATTCTTACTTTTCCACAAATTTCACATTCTTCGTAGAAAATCCATGCACTTCCCAGTTTTATCCGTGTATAAATTCGTGGAAAATCCCATAAATGCAAATGAAGTTTCTTCATTCCGCTTCACCTGCTTTCCGTCTTTTCATGCACCGTTTCCTCAATTGCTATATCGTATACACTCGTACCGTATGTTTTGTAGTTCAGAATAAGTGTATAACCACATAGTATTAAAGCCTCGGCAACTTTTCCAAGATAATCGATGCTTGTATCTACTTTCAGTTCTCCAACTTTTCTCAACACTTCTCGCCACCTTCTTTCAGTTTTATTTCTTGAAGTGTTTTCCAGTTTACTGGCAAGTCTTTCAATGAACACTGTCCTTCCATATCGTTGTTGAGTTTGCACTCTTCACAACAAAAATGTTTTAAGCAATAACCTCTGATATATTCGATAGATTTATCAAGCCTTGTTTTCATTTTACTCCTCCTTAGATTCAATCATTATCAGCCAAACATAAATGACCAATAACACAATTAACAACAATAACCAGAACATCACTGATCCTCCTTTTCACATTCTAACATCCGTAGGTGGTGTGTCTAACCATAGACCATACACCGGAACACCATTCTTATCGCCACTATACTTTGGCTCCCAATTAGGCAATCCGTTTAATACCGGCCATACAAACATGTCATCTTCGCTTATAGCTTTGCCCGATGTGCCATCATATAGATCATGAATGCTCATTCCTTCGTGGGCTGTTGGATTATCGCCATATTTCTTATAAGCAGCTCCAATCACGCGGTTAACATTCTGCTGATGATCCTGGATTGTCGTATAATACAATGATCGTTCGAACTCGTCGTCTGTCTGTCCGTACCAAGTCGTTGCACAATACACCACTGCGGTATTTGGTACTTGCACCTCCTTTACAATCTTTTGAACCCGAGTGTCATATACATCATGATCAATCTGATCCTTTTTCTTTGGCCCGGCAATAGTCTTAGTTATTTCGGATGTAGTCTTTGCTAGTTCACCTCCGGCTTTTACGGATGTTGCCAATCTTTTTATAACCTTCTCCGAGGTAGTGATGTTCTTAAATATACAGAACTCGGCGGCGGTCATAAAACCTAAACCAGGAATAAAATAAGGCCAAGAGACTTTGATCTTTTCCTTAATATCCATCTCTCGCTTCTCTTCTTTCTCAATCGTATGTACCTTGTTTGACGCCATTGTCGCACCGACTCCAATTGAGATGCCTGCTATTAATCCGAACGCTAATGCACCGATTTTTACAAAATTTATCATTTGTCGCCTCCAAATTCTCTGTATATTGCTTTTCTACAGTCATATTCTGTTTGCTCTTCTCCATACTTATACCATTTAAAGTTTATGTACGTACCCCATTCAAACTTATTAGTTATCCGGTTCCACCTCATATAAAAGGTTTTTCCGTTGACTTCGACTTTGTTCATTTTTATGCCTCCTTTGTCAAAAACTTAAAGACCCCCGTTTCCGGGGGCCGATAAGCTTATTTGTCCAGAAAGACAACTGTCTGTCCTTCATACTTCTTACGAATCATATCAGCAGCTGTGACATATGCTACAGCTTTCTTAATCGATCTAATTGGCATCTTTGAATCAACATTATATGCTTTCCATAATGCTTCCTCAATCATCGTTGTCATGAACGCCTGACTTATACAAAACGTCATCAGAGGGATTGGATGGTCGCAAAGTTTGCTCTTCCCATCTTCTCTAGTTCCTGCTGCTCTACCAAGTAAAGCTGCGAGGCTTATTGTAAATGCTTCTGTGCAGGCTACAATACCGAATCCTTTTAAAAGGTTCTTTCGATATACCTTGACTAGTTTCTCCATTTTAGGAGTAAACTCCACAGTGACTTGCTCTGTATGAATGTACTCATCATGGACCATGTATTTTCCAGACTCTTCTTTTATGTTGTTTCCATCTGCGTCATAATAGGTTATCCTATATGAATTCGGCGTTACATTTTGTACCACATAGTGTATGGTTACCTTTTTCTTCATTTTTATGCCTCCTTATCAAAATCTACCGGTCTTACGTTCGATGTTTCTTGTTTCCAAACCTTCATCTTCTCTATTGGAATAATATTTCCTATCAGAGAAATGACAGAATAGTTTGCTGCCTACGGTTATTATTACTCCTGCAAGTGTCATGCCACCTACGATCAGTGATGTTCTAGATCGCCTCCGTTCAGTTTCCTGATTGATCAAGGCTACCTCTTTTTTGTCCTTACCTTCCTGAATAGTGCGTGCCATTGCAGATTTGTCGCGTCTATCCTGGAGTTGATACTCCGCTTTAATCCTGGCCTGTTGTTCTTCTGTGAGTCCTTTGAACTCCAAATCTGATAAATCCATAAGATTACCCCCTTATTAAATCATTAATCAATTTAATAATCCATTCGACGAAGATTTTAATACCTTTAATCGGCATTCCTAAGATTTTTCCAATAATTGCAATAATCCCCCATAAGCATAATACCACGATCATAAGATACAAACACATGATTATCATTTTACATCACCTCCTTCAACTCTTTGATCCGTGTATCGATCTCCTTATGCGGATTTTCTCCCGCATCACAGGAAATATGATCTCCTGTCGTCTTATTGAACATTTCAAAATGTCCATCTTTACGAACAATGGCGTATCCCTCGTACGTACCAATTACTTTAATTCTCATTCAAATCACCTCCTCTGTGATTGTTGCCTCTGTAAGAATCTGTTCCGTAATGATTACCTCATCCTGGACTATGTATTTTCCAGACTCTTCTTTTATGATGTTTCCATCTGTGTCATAATAGGTTACCCTATATGAATGCTGCGTTACCTTGTTGCTCTCCTGCTCCTTTCCACATGCTGTTGCCAGCGCGATTGCCAATGTTACCAAAATAATAAATACTTTTTTCATATTTATCCCTCCTTAATATATGCTCCAAAAAATATGAGAGACCGAAGTCTCTCGCGTTGTTAAAGTTCGTTCCATAACTTTACTCTTCCGTCGGTGTTTTTACCTCCTTTATAAGTAAAATCTTTTCCACAATACCCGCAAACCGGGATGTCTCTTCTACGTTTATGCCCACAATTTGAGCAATAAATATAGTCCTGTTGATGATCCTTGTGAATCACGTATGTAAGCATGTTTAATGCTTTTACCATTCTAATCATTGCTAAACTCGTTACCAAGCTACCAATTCCTGCCAATGCCATGCAAATAATAAATAATGTATTCATAATAAATTCCTCCTAATGCTGTTAATATAAAGTGCTTATCGTTCTATAATAAGACTCGATTTTCACGCGATACAGGGCAAAAAATTAACCACCCCGGATTTTGAGGCGAGGTGGTTAAGAATTAATTTGGAACCCATTCTGTTATAATTGGATCTCCATAAGTATCACCATCTATAGCATCAAATAATTCTTCTGACAAAGTAACTTTTTTTACTTTACCATATTCATATTCTATTTCTACATCTCTAGATTTTACAGCTTTTCCTGAGTGTGTTACTTTACTATTAATGACTTTATTAGAGTCATCATCATGAAACCAAAAAGATAACGAATTGTTCTTTTTTGACCAAACAGATGCTCCAGAGTATGCAAAATTCCTTTCCAATTCTTTATCACCAATTTCTCTTTTAAATTTATCAAAAATAGCTGACGCAAATTTATCTGCAGGTTGACCATTAATATGTGTAGCTATCAGTTTACCGTAGTATTTACCTTTTTGCTTTTTAGTATTCATATCATAAACACGTCCTGCTTCCGTTGCTTCTTTTCGAATATCGTGTACATTAGCCGCCGTTACAATACCAGCTGCTAATGGTCCGCCTATTAATCCATAACGTCGAGCGTCCTTGTCTATTCTTTTTTTATCTGCATACATTTGTTCTTGACCGTCAAGTTCCTGACCAGTATTTTGTTTTTCTTTTACACTTTTTTTAATTTCTCTCGTAGATCGTTTCTTTAACTTATTTCCAGTACTTACGCTGTCATCAAGTGGATACGGCGGGCCATGCTTTACTCCCCATTTCTGACCCTCGACTCCATGATGGCACAGATAATCAAGGTATTTATGTTTGTTCGTCTTTACTTGTACCATCATCCACCTCCGGAATACCAACTGCTAAACTCTTTATAACCGAATATGCGCCGGCAACCAATGATGTACTTAGCATAAGTCCCCAGTTAACGTCGCTGATAGCAGCTCCTACTGTCAAGAAACCGAGTGCCACTTGCGCCATCGTATGTAGCGCTCTGATCCCAGCTGCCTTACACCACGCAGCATTTAATTCATTTTGTTTCACGTTTACGCACCTCCAGTCTTGATACTTGGTCCATTATTAATTTAGCGGAACCATTTCCGCCCATCATTGCATATGGTTTGTATAGGTAGTCGTGGAGATTCTCATACTCATCTGTATAAATATACCCACGCTCGATATACTTCAAACCAAGGAAGCATATTCTGTCGTGCCCTAGTCCAATCAGCATTTGTGTTTTGGCACTTCTGCCGTCGAGAACCTTAGCCACGACTGCCCATACACCTGATGACGCAAGGATGGAAGTTACTATAGTTAATATAACTGTACCCCAGTCCATCACGTATCACCTCACCATACACAGACAAACCCAAGGGCTGTCAACGTCTTTCGACCCGCAATACCATCCCACTCAGTAGGAGTATGTGGCCAATATGCTTTCTGGAACGCCAATACAGCATTCCGTGTAGCATTACCAAAGTCTCCGTCCGTACCCCATTTGCCACAAGAGAACCCATGAGCAATGAGTCTCTTCTGCATCTCACGAACGTCTTCGCCCTTGCATCCAACCCTAAGGACGCGAGTAGCAATAAAGCTATCCTCTCCCTCAATGTCTTTCTTAAAACACTTCGGTCTGCCAAAAGCATTCCAGCTATCAGCAAGAGGAGATTTAGTTACACCGTAACGTCGACCTTTAGCCTCAATTACCTCGAGCTTGTCACTTACAATATAACCAACGTGTGTTTTCTTACCGGAAGAATTAGCTTTAAATACCCAATCTCCACGCTTAAGCTGAGTTTTCTTGATCGGTTCACACAGAGTGTTGTACATGTCATCTGCGGTACGATCTTCATAACCAAACATTTCTTTCAGAATAGCCATGCCAAGACCAGAGCAGTCATATGCCTTTAGTACACGTCCGTACCCAAGCTCACACTGATGCTCCCAATAGTCAATAGCAAGTTCAGCGTTCTTCTCGGTAGTTTCCATAGATCTAATCCACTTCTTTGTAATTACAGGATATCCTTCACCCTGTGCACCAAAGACATAGATACTATGGTTTCTTACCTGTGTCTCTAGGTACTGACAATATTCGTCTAGCTTTGTCATAATTAATCACCTCCTGGATGCAAGATATTAAGTGTTACTTCCCAATCCATAGTAATACCTGTTGGATCTCCGTCTGTCGTTCCGTCACCAAGATAATGAGCAATGTTTTGCGGTTTGTAAGCCACGCCGTTTAGCCCAGCTTGACCAGAAGACATTCCGAACCATCCACATTCTTCTGCAGTTAACATACGAACGGCGCCTGGTACGAGCCACACATTCTGATTAGCATCGATTTTAATATGGAACGCACCCATATAGCCGTTCAAATTACGATGGTAATATAATGCACCAGTATCTTCCCCAATACCTGGTTTGAGATAGTTGATATGACCGATCCAATGATGATCTTGAGTATTTGCATCCGGGTTTTTAATAGTTGGTCTATCTGGAACCACAAATTTCCACGGTCTTTGTCTAAGCGGACTATCCCAGTCGACGTGCCCTGTCTGATCCGCAACGTGAGTAAATATTGGCATATTCAGATGCAGATTATTATACAGTACAGACAAGTTCAAACCCCAATAGCCAATATCGCCAGCAGCTGCTCCATTATAGGTGTCAATTGAAGTAGTACCTTTTAATGTCATTGATCTATAAAAATCATCAACAACACCGGTAATGGCTCCTTTAAAAGTGATACCCGTAGTTCCATCTGCTTTTTCAAAAGAAGTTCCGGTGTCATTTCCACTATTGTAAATAAACCGGCTTCCATATCCGCCACCACCGATACGTTCAATCTTATTTGCAAGAGAGTTGACACGTCCGTTTAATCCGTCATAATCGGCTTTGGTAATACCTAGGGCTACGTTATAGCCTTTGTCATGAACATAATAATCAGCCATTGCCGTTCACCTCCTGCGGATAATTTAAACTACTAACTGGAATAGGCCAACTAGTATTAAGAGCCCAGTATGCTGCTGTGTTTTGCGTTGCACCAGGAGATCTGCTTGTAACCCAGAATTTGATCTGACCATTAGGCTCAACAACAATCTCTGCTCTATCAGGAGTTGTGATTGTGATAACACCATCTGTTTCAGTTACCTGCTTAGAGTTTGACGCAAAAATATGATTGCAATCAGGTCTGATATCGCCACTAATCTCACCCGTTTCCGGAATAGTAGCAATAAGGTTTCCAACAACTGGATTAACGCCTTTCACCAAGCCACGAAGATATACAGTATGGCCAATCCTTCTTACCGCTAACTGCGCATCGGGCTCGAGATAATGCTGATTTCCCAATGGATCATCTGCGATAGATGCGCCAGTAGCAAGACAAGACAAATCAAGTCTTTCCCAGCCGTTATCTCTAGTATACAAATCGACAATTTCATTTAATGCTTCGATCTGACCAGTTAGAGATGGAACGTTTGCAGCAGTGATAGCTCTAAGAAGCACGATAGTAACTACAGAACCGGCGTTGAGATATTCATCAAATCTGAATATAAGTTTATGAGCCTCACTTGGATCCATAAAGTAATCGCCAGGAGAGGAGGAAGTGTTGAATTTCTTTCGAGTGAGCAGATATCCATTCACCGTCACCATTGGTAAATAATATGAGGTAGAAGGGTTATATGCCTCATAATCTGTCGTTTCGTTCAACGTAATGGTATTCGCTCTGGCTTCAAGTACCCGTACCACTTGTGTCGTAGTAAGAGCTTGATAATTAGAACCCTCGACAGCAGCAGCACCCCACTCCTTCACCTGTTGATCCATCTGATGAAAATAATCATCGAACAATGCTTCCCACTTTTTGAAAATATCTTCAGTAGAAAGCTGGTTTACAACTGTTGCCACCCATGGTGTGCCTTCAGGGTGGTTAAGTCCTCGTTTGTCTATAATGTCGCCATCGTTTACGACATATGCGTTTTTCCATACCTTTAAATTAGCAATTCGATATTCTACAATACCACCGCTATTTACCAAAGCAGGAGCGTTCGTAGCAGAGTCTCCTCTACGATATACCAGATTAATGGCACGGTTATTGTTGTTTACAGTAACAACTACACTATCAATTCTACAGTCCAAAGTTCCTTCTGGATCTGCTTCAAATATAATGTCCTCTGTTGTTCTAAACCAATGACCGTCGAAAATGCCTCTACCAGAAGAGACTCTAACACGTCTAGCACCACTTCCGCTTCCATCAGCATATACTTTAAAATTAGTATGATTGGCCTTGTTATTTTGATCACCTTTTGTAGCAATAATACCATCGGATATAAGTCCTCTATAAGGTTCTCTCATTTCGTCTGAAGTATAGGTGATGTCCGGTCTACCGTCAGACTGTCTAACGGCTTTAAAAAAGCCTCCTCTAGACACATTCGCACCAATTGTTCTATTTGTTACAGCCATTTAATCACCTCCTTAAAGATTGTTTATTGATTCAATAATATTGCTATACGTCGACCAACCACTTGCTGATTTGTATATTCCTACACTTCCATCTGGAACATAAATATGCGACGGAGCAGTTCCTAAGCCGCCACAAGTTGGAGGACTGACAGCTTCAACAATAAGATTGACTACCGTGGAATTAGATAACATGTTATTGCCGACAGATTGGCATAACGGTCCGAGACGCAATGTATCAACACGCGTATTTGCAAATGACATATTTCCTAACGACTTAATAGCCGGTAAATATAAGTCTTCCATATAAATAGCGTTATTATTACATCTAAAACACGTAGCGCCTGTTTTTTCCAAACTTGTTAAAATAAATCGTGTACGATGAGATGTTGTACTATTTGTTCTAATGTTACGAAATACAGAATCTCCAAGTTCGGTACAACTCGGCAGATTAATATAATCTAAAACGACCGTCGAATCGTTTCCAGCAAATTCAAAAGCTTGAGACGCGATACTTGTACAAGCAGGAAGGCTAATATATTTTAAATTGCCAGCGTACGAAAATGCCTGAGCTCCAACAGATTCGATCCTGCTTAAATCAAGCTTAGCAACTCTGTCATTATTCATAAACATAGTTGCTGGTATTTTTGTAGCAGACGACCCAAGAGTAGTATCATCCATGTCAAACAAAATAGGACTTGAATCTGTACCAGCAGAGGCAAGGGCTAAGAGGTCCCCAATTTGAGAACCTCCGCCACTTTGTTTTAAACTACTTCTATACCATGCCATTATGTAATCCTCACTTTCACTGCTACGTCTGTCGACTGAGCGTCAAACGTTACTGTCACACTTCCAGTAGTAGCGCTAATGCTGTTGTATGGCAACTCTGGATTAGTAAATACCTCAATTGTGCTGTTCGCCGTGATTCCAGCGTCAGATATAGTTACCGAGGTTTGACCTGCAGTAAGCGTTCCTACAGTGTCTTTCCAAGGAGTTGGAATATTTACATTTTTCCAAACTTGATCTTTGAATACAAGAACTTGGCCTTCCTGCGGGGAGGTGATAGACGTTCCAGATAAATCTTCGATTTCCGTTTGATTCTGCACTTCAGCGATAATACTATGGGCATCGTTTGAAATATAACTAACCTTTAATGTTCCATCTGAAGTAGTTAGCATAGTAATAGAACTAACTGGATCTATTTGTAATGGGTGCCCTTGTACACTATATGTCTGCTTTGTTCTTAATTCTCCAATGACGTGAATAGGATTGGATGCTAAGGCTGTTGTCATCTGACTGTTTGTCGTATAACGAGTATCTTTCCATACAATCCACAATCTGGTAGTTCCGTTCCAATCGCCATAATAAGCAGAAATGGTTCTGTCTTGCATATCTGCGAAGTTTGTAAAAGGAACATAATCATAGATATCGGCATCGAAGAATGCTTCTACAGAATTGACAAAATTTGTATCAGTCATTGCTTTAGCAAAAACAGAAGTATATGTGCTATTCATGGTGGATGTTGTTATAGTCATAGCACCGGCTTCTTCTTCGATTCTACCAGATATAAAGTCGGCAGTACCTTTATACAATGACTGAGGAAATGTCAAAGATTTCAAACTTGACTGACAATATAATTCTACTCCACTACAAGGAACAAATGCAACAACCCCACCAGTTGAAGATTTTGTATAACGGAATTCAAGAACAACCTCGTTAATATAACTGTTTGGTACACCATCCGTTATGGTAATTTCATTACCGAATAACGCCTTTTGCGCTACAACATCTTGTGTAGAAACATCACTGTTCTTCCACTTTCTTGCTATAGCATCATAAGCCAGCACTTGCCCGTCAGTCGGAGTAGTCAAGTCGACATCGCCCAAGTCTGCAAGGTCAGACGCTCCACCTCCACCAGTTGCAGATATAACATTATTAACAATACTAATACCTGTGCCGGCTGTAAGAGTACCCTGCTTGGATCCAAGTTCGGAATTAATCTTATTAGATGACCATGTCTTTATTGGAGAAGTTGTAGTATCGTCAATGGTAACTCCACCGGTTTCAACAGCACATTCCCATTTATGCGTTACGGAATTATACTTTAAAATCTTTCCATTTGCTAAACCAGTAAGATCGACATCTGTTAAATCAGACATAGCAGACGCACCACCGCCTCCACCAGTAACAGATACAACACCCGTATTAGGATCTATGGTAAGTCCACTACCGGCATTAAATGCTAATGAGCCAGAAGCATCAACTGTTAGACCACTATTAGCTCCAATTCTAACACCACCTAGATTAAGATTTCCAGCCGGTTTAAGTGTCAACATATCTTTTACTTTAGAAAATACTGGTAAATTTGCTTCCGGACATTTTATCTTATAAGTAATAGATTTCACACGTTCCCTAGCTTCTGGATCGTCTTCGCTAGGCCACATTACAACTTCTCGTCCAGTTTCTTCTACTTTCCAACCACCTGTTGAACATTTTACAAAACGATCTTTTAATTCAAAATTTTCGCTATTTATCGTGATATTACCAGAAAATGCTTGATTTGCTATTTTCAAATTTTCTTGAATTTGCTCGTCATTATATATACTTTTTCCACGTACTGGATAATTAGGATTACTTGAATCATCAAAAATACTATTTTGATCTAATATAACGCCTAGGCCATTTGGTGGAGCAAAATCGCTATTAATTATCGTAGCTGCGTCATATATTTGACCATAAGAATCTTCGAACAATGTAGGAGGTGTCAGCCCACCAGCAGCGCCTAACCATTGTGCAACATTTAACCACACTTCTGTCGGACTTGACGTAAGATCTAAGTTTATTCGCATGTTATGATTATTATCAGAATTTTGCCAGGCATTTGAAGCTTCTGTGTTCGCCAAATTAGCCCCGACTAAGCGTGCAGGTCTATTTTTTTGAAATATAATATCTGGAAATTTACCTAAGGTTTCTAGATAATCCATTCTTTCCATAGATTTTTCTGTTTCTCTAACAAGAGTATTATATATTGCCAGATCTGTTGCCTGATTAACAACCATGTCTTTACTTGAAAAATCATGTAAATATGTTTTATCAAATCCGGTCGACTGTTCACCATATTCTACTTTAATACCAACAACTACTAATATACCATTGAGAAATTTTGTAATGTCTACAAAAGTATCTTCAGAGGATGCCGTAGAACCTCCTGGTGGACCACTTGCTCCGGCACGTTTTAACCCGATTTGCCACGCAAGAAGACGATCATTACCTTGATTATTATTTTTAATCATGCCAGTACTTTTATGATGAATTTTATCCAAATTTTCAGACCAAATTATATTATCATAGTCTCTAACTATAATTCTACCAAGTTTTTCTCCAGTGTCAGACATCAACGTAGCTTCAGTATCATTAGGGCCTAATGTCGCTTTAAAATAGTAAAAATTAGATCCACTAGCTATTTGTTTATCTTTCTCTCGAGTTTTAAACGTAATTGTTAATGATCGTCGTTCTGGATCTAAAGTACTAACCGATGCTCTAGCCGCAACTCTACACAATATAATTGTTTCAAATGGATTTTTTCCAGAAAAACCAGTTGTATACCATTGATTTACAGCTAAACCGATATTAGTCCATTCAATAACATGTTCTACAATAGGTTCCGGAAATGGAGCGTATACATTGTTAGACCCATTATAACTTTTATCATTTGGGATTCCAAGGTCTCCATTTTCTCCAAGATACTTTCCTAATTTTGCAGATTTGTTTACCCAAGTGTCATTGTCAAAATCCGCGCCCAAATATGTTTGCTCATCCAAAACTTGAGTTGCAACTGTTCTAGATGGTTCAATACCGTCATGAACTGACGTTCTCAAATAAGACATGCCCATAGGAAGGTCTAAATTATTTGGTTTATAGTATTGTCCTGTTTTTTCATTATACAGCCAACCAGCGGATAGATCGTCACCGCAAAATACAAGGTTTTTGTTCATATATAGAGCATTATCTAATGTTCCATCACCCTGCATATCAATACCAAATCCAGGCTTTATACTTCCAGGAAAACCATCGTGAGGAACCTGGTAATGTATTTCGAGCATCTTATTTACGACCGGATCAGACTCAGCAACATGCCCGCAAATAGTTCTAAAGTTAGCGATATTAGTTGCGTTTTGTTCGTTGCCATCCGAATCATCTTCGACTCTTTGCGACACAATAAACTTGTCATCGTCATTTATACTGTCTGTCAAGCCTAATTGGTCGACTCTAGTTCTATCTAATTTATCTGAGTCGCTCATACTCTACCTCCTTAAATAGAAATATAACATTCTTGGTATGTCCCATCTGGAAGTTTCTTATTTGCAATAATAAACCATTCCGGTCCACAGAATTCCACATTTGCAGTATCTTTTTGGACAGGAGTAGCTCTATCAGTGCAAAGGAATCCTACTATTTCTGTAACTTTTGCTTCTTTGTTGTCTACAGTTACATCCAAGTGATATCCAGAATTGTCCCAAGTTTCTGTGACATTAATAACCTGAGTAACTTGTTCTGAGCCGAAACCGTTCTTAATTGTAATAAAATCTCCAAGGTCATAGTCACGTTTGTACCTGTACGTAGCATTTGGATCTATTTCACCGTTAAAGGACTGCGATGCAGAGTATTCTGAAAGCTCGGTATAACCTCTTGTGAACATCATACTTTGATATAATGGGGCTAAAATCTTACATTCAAAAGACTCATAAACACCTTTTTCATCCTTCACTGGTTGATATACAGATAAATCTCTGTCAAATACAGCAATAGGTACATCTTTAACAATAAAATATGTTGTTGTCTCATTTTTTGTAATGGTCGTTTCATCGCTTAAATTTATAATAGATGTGCCAGTAACAACCTGCGAAATACGATAGTTGCTCGCACCCTGACTCTTGTATGTTTCAACAAGAATTCGATACTGGTTCATGTCATACAACGGTATTTTGAATTCCTTCATTTTGTAGTAATAGAATATAACACCGTCACCAAGGTCTAAAGGCTCAAAGTACCCGCCATTTGGATCGGCTTTTATGTCTGCCACAGCTTTAACCGGCGGATATGACTGAAGTAATTCTCTCCAATCAACTATTGACTTCATGTCATCAGCATCTAAATATACTTCAGTTCTATCTAAACCCTTTTTACCAGAACCAACCGCTTGATAATTTCTAGTAGATGTAACGCCATCTTCATTTTCTGTTATTTCTCCTCCGACAAGAACTGTATTCGCATACCTGTCATATTCAGAAGAGAAATTTGTATTCATAACATTACCTCGAGCGTTGCTAAAGACAATATAACTGTTTTTATACACACCTTTGATAATGTTAAAACGCAGTTTTTTAGAAGTTCTATCGTACACTAACTTGCAGCCATATCCGAACATCTTTAGTTTTTCAGATAAAAGATCGCCAATACTCTCATGTTCGGATCTATACGCTACGGTCTGTAAAGCAAACTTATTTCCTTTAGAGTCCTTAAACTCAACTGGGCAAACCACAAAATCTTTTCCGTCATCTGCTAAAATACGTCTTTCCGGAAACTGACATCTAGTTCCAAAATTTTCTGTTATTAGCTTTATAACCAAATCCTGCAGTAAGCCAGAGAACATTATGTCTCCCCAAACAATTCGTCTGTTTAATACTGTTTTTGTGATATCGGCGCCTTTAACGCTAAATACCTTCCCGTCCGTAGCAGAGTCCTGCAATTCTGTATACTTTATTTCGCAAATCATGTCATCGTCTAATCTAGAAATATAATTTCCAGGCTTTAATATTGCCATGTTTTGATATGAAGCTGGAAGTTTCAATTCCGCTTCTCCGTCGCCATATAGACTTTTTGTCCAAATAAATTCGTAGTAATAGTCTATAATGGCAATTTTTTCAAATTTGTTATTTAATATAATCGCGTCCATAATCATACACTCCAATATGCATTTCTATATTCGAGCCGTAATTCGGCCGCATCATTATTTGCCCCATTGTCAATAGACAATCTGTATGCGTTTGCTCCTTTCTGTATGAGCATTCCTTCCGGCGATGAACTAGAGAACAAATACTCTAAATAGTTAATGTACTCGCCATCTCTAACGACATAGATAGACTGGGAACCGAGATTAGTATCTATAATAAGCAAATCACCAGATGTAAAGCGATGTTCTTCATCTGTCTTTATAACCAGTGAATCCCCGGTTCTGTTATTGAAAATTTCTACTCTCTGAGCTGTTTCATGGAAATATAATCTGAAAATAGCTCCTGTTTCCGCTGTTCCATCGTAATCAAAAGATACTGCGTACGAACCAGATATAATCGTATCCATAGCCAAACGAAATTGGTCTGGACTCTCGTATGAAGAATCATAGCAATCACCTGGTACGTCTGGAAACGAAGTAGTGGGTCGTGGAAAATCGAAATAAAAACCACCTTCTGTTTTGATTTGTTCTACTTGATTTTCCGTAAAGGATTTGAAAGCAGGGTCCGGACAGATAACTGAAATCTGGCAATCGATGCCTTCCATTTTTGTAGTTGTAAATATAACTGGTTCGTTGGACTCAACGTATCCATCGATCCAAGTTTGCCGATCATCAGCAAAAAATTCCATTCTGATTTTCTTTCCCAAAGGAAAGTATTTTTCCGATTCGTGTCTAGCTTTTTCGACAGTATCATGCCAAAGAAGTCGCAATTGGAACACAATATTACGACTCGTTTTTCTAGATGAATCATAATTAGAGCCTGGCAAGGAAGCATAATCAGTATTTCTAATTTCACTTGCGCCAGACCCGAGCCCTTGAATGTCACGGATGAGGAACCCAGATTTCTCCGGATTCCTCAATTCCATGTTTAACACATTCTCGGACTGAGTGGTTATTCTTACAAGATTAATCATCTTTTAACCTCCTCCGCCGACTCTCCACCTGTTTCTAGTAAGTGCTAACTGAGTAGTTCTGTTAAGTTCCCTCGTGTTAAGCGCACCAGAAGAGGTGTTATTCTGAATATAATTGTAGTTGTAATTGTAAGTTGTTCCGCCACGAGCATTGTAGCCTCCAGTAACAGCGTTCCAATCGACTCCCGTGCTCATAGATTTATTAAGTTCCTGTAATTCTGTGTCATTTATGTTTAAATTAAGATTTAATGTATCAGTAGTCATCATTGTGTTAGGATCAAAGTTGGCAAGTGCATTTTCCCAGGATTTATCCGTCATGAAAGTATCGGAATAACCAAAGGAGCTGGTATCAAAGTTTGTTCCAAACGTACCGACTAAATTGTTGATGTCCATATCACCTGGAAGAAGATTTGTAAATATATCAGAAATATTAAAATCTCCACTAAAAATGCCTTTAATCTTACCCCAAGCGGTCTTAAGACCTTGAATATTACCGGCGATACCTTTGTCTAGACCAAATAAACCTGTGAACTCTTCTTTTGCTGGCAATTTATCCTTCAATCCATCAATAATTTTTGCTCCAGTGTCTTCAAAGTCTATGTTACCAATCGCAGAATCCATAGAGCCAACAATAGACTCTCCTAATCCAGCTCCGCTGTCTTCTGCCAAAGGCTCTATAGCCTTAGTCCCAATAAGCATTCCTTCGCCAACATCGTTCATAATTCTAATCATAGCTTTTGAAGGCGAGTGTGAATCAAATCCTTCTTTTGATTTAGCTCCCTGTAACCAGTAACCAGCCACCGTTGCACCATTTGTTATTAAAGAAGTTATGATTTGTTCTGTCAGTTCAAACGGTTTATACAAAAATTTTCTAATGTCCGGAGTCTGAACATCCATTTCATTTTGAATTCCAGTTGATTGTGCATCAGACATTTCTTTACCAGTGGTTTCTGCTGTTTCGGTAGCATTCGAATATAGCGGAGTATAATCGATTTGCGGACCGGCTTCGATCTCTTTGTTGATGTTATCAATTAAATACTGCTGATAATCTATAGCCGCGGCTTTAGCAGAACGGACAACAGCAGGACCCGTCTCTTCTTCCAGGCTCTTTTGTAAGAATTCCAACCCTGATTCAAGTGTCTGCTTCTCTTTCTGAAGTTCTGGAAGTTTGGTCTTCCATTCTTCTTCCGCTTTAGTTTTAGCATTTTCATAGTTTTCTTGATCTTGCTGTTGCTGTAATTCTTTAATTATTGCTTCGTGCTCTGCAATATTTTCTGCTTGTGTTCGTAAGCCATCTTCTATAGTTCCATAATATTGTGCAGCTACGGCTACATATGAATCTACGACGGATTCCATCTGGTTAACATACTCTTCTAATGTTACCATATCGTCACCGTATTTTATAGATTTAGTATTTAATCTAACAAATTCATCACCAGTAAGCGTTCCTGCCTCTTCTTTTTCTTTTAAATCTTTAAGTTCTTTATTTGCTTTATTATAATCTTCTAAATCTTTTAAGAAATTTGTTCCCATTCCAGATTCTTTATCATTTAATAATGCTGCAATTTTGTCTTTATTAGCATTTGTATTTTTTCCATAAGTTTTATAAAATGCTGTCTCATCTAAAGCAAATAAATATTCTCCAAGTTTAGTATCTTTTAATGCTTCTTTTATTCCATCATATAATTTAAGACCTATTGTTTTTCCTAAAAATCTAATATTTTCTAGTAATATAGCGCCTTTAACTGATGTAATAGCATACGTGATTCCTTCAATGGCAGCATTCAAAATGTCAAATACTGCATCGATGATAGGTTGAGCGTACTTTTTAAGAGCTTCCGCCACACCTTGCAAGCATTTAGTCACTGAAGCACCTAAAGAATCCCAGTTATCACCGACATAATTTAATGCGGATGTGACTAATGTAAAACCAAGCATAGCGAAATCAGTAGCAACTTCCGCAACAGCATCAATAACTGCATGCAAAACGCCAACAATCTTATCTTTAAAAGATGTCATCTTGGTATTCCAATCGCCACCCGTTTTGTCTAACTTATCCACCGCTTCTACTAAAGTGTCAATGGCACTAGCGAGTAAGAATGCAGAAAGACCAATGGCGACCATAACACCGGCAATCGCAAGGAGACCGATTGAACCAGAAAGTACTCCTCCTGCTGGCATTTTAGAAAGAATAACAAGAATAAGTGCAAGTAATGTCATACATGCAAGCGCAGAGATAAGTCCTACTTTAATATCATCCCATGCAAATCCTGTAAGTTTCTTTAACACGCCAGCCAGTATAGTCATAGAAAATGTTATACCAATATATGCAGCAACACTCGCTATTAAACCAGAAATGCTTTTGATTCCGTCTGACATTTTGATTAGCAAGTATGTTAAACCAGCTACCACAAGAGACATAATACTCAAAGCCGCTCCAGCAGCCGCGATACTAGTCCAATCAAATCCTGCTAACTTTGCTAATGCGCCAGCAAGTAATTTTATAGTTATGGCAACTCCAGCATAAATCACCAACATTTGTGCTATGTCTTTCCAGAATCCAGAATCACGTCCATTTACAAGACTTAATCCGAATTCCGCCATCTTTGTTGTAATATATGTAAGAACCGCAAGCATTGCACCGCCGACAGCAATCTGCGCGATATCCATACTCTTCAGGAAAGCTAATGACGCTACCATAATAGCAACACCTGCTCCGATTGCCACAAACATAGCCGCTACAGATAGTATCTTCTTAAAATCTATTTCTTTTGGTTTAAGTAAAGACGTAAGATGATCCATGATTGATGTTGCTGCCCAAGTAACAATAGCTACGGACGCTACTAAACCACCAACTATTCCTAAGAGTACTTGCCAAGAAACTCCAGACGATTGAACAGTTTTTACTAAATAACCAAATGTTATCATTATAGATATCATACTTACAGTTAATGTTAGAATAGTAACTATTGCGGTAGCTATAGCGGTCTTGCTACAGTTTTGTGAAGTTTTAATAATTTCTGCTGATATAAGTCCTATTATAACTATTATACCAATAACAATCGTTAAACTTCCTAATAAATATCCAACATTTAAATATCCGCTGTTTAATAAGTATGCTAGACCAGTTGCCACACCTAAAATAATTACTACCGACACGGACAAAGCCGCAATTGTAGCAGCTACACCTATAAGGGATTTTGCAAGGCCATTGTTATTAGCAAAATGCCCAACGATTCCAGCTAAAGCAAGACTAAAAGCCCCAATAAGAAGTAATACGCCAAACACTATGCCAAACATATTAGTATATAGATCGATATTTTCTGATGTTATACCGGTCATAAATAACTTTACAGCCAATGTAATAGCCACTACAGCTGCGGCTAATACGCCAATAACTACTGCCATCGATAATAAACTAGAAGCGATTTTTGGTGATGCTTGTCCAACGGGGTTTCTTGTTGCCCAATTAAGAGCCAACAATATTCCTGCTAGTATAATTCCGAGTTGTAGTAATGCAAACGCACCAGTTTTTAATCGCTTCATCCACGTTTTATCGCTTATTATCCAACCAAGCAATAAAGCAGTACCTGTAAGGGATATAACGGCAAATGTTATAGCTGAAATTGTTGATGATAAAGCAAAAAGTGATGATACCGATTTTCCTGTAATATTGTTGGATGCTATTTTTGCAATAATAGCCGGAATAATTAACGTAAAAGTGAGAACAAATACTAATAATTGGGCTAATATAATAAATCCATGTTTTAACATAGAAGCAAGTTTTTTGTTAGAGAATAAGTATGAGAAGCCGATGGCCATTCCTGTAAATATGATTGTGAACATCATTATCGCTTCCATTACTTTAATAACACCATCAAATGCGCCGCCTCTTTGCGTCCATTGTAAACCTTGGCCTGATATCCAGCTAACCGACAATGCTGCTTGCATTTTATCAGCAGCTTTTCCTAATCCAATAAGGATACCAGTCATTATACCCATTGCTACTATCACAAATGTTCCAGCAAATATTAAAGAATTTTTAGACAAATTTGACTTATCTATAACCAGAGCTATTAACGTAAATGCCGCTACCATACCAATAACGCTGATAGCAATGTTTTTAAGTGCTTCAGAATTATTCTTAAATGCCATAGATTTAATAGACTTGCTAAACGATATAAATGGCTTAGATATAGCACGTATAAATTTAGGTATGACATCGGCTAATTGCGTTAATTTAATAGGAAGAACTACCAATGTGTATAAAACAGCTCCTACTAAAGCCAATAATGCACCAGTAAATACTGTTAACATTGTTGCTGCCGGCGATAGATCTAATCCACTAAAGAAATCTTTAAGTTTTTCAAAGGCCGATAAGAATCCATTAGAACTTTCATCAACATTTCCGACAGCTTTTTTTAACTGCTCTGAGACGCTCAATATAGAAATACCATTTATAGTAGCGGCACGTCCTAAGAAACCATTTCCACCAGTAGCTCCTGTAGTTGTTGCTCCAGATTCTTCTTTACTGCTAAATCCAAATAATTTCTTAAACCATTCAAATACGTTCTTAATCGCGTCCCCAATACCCTCAAATATGGATTTAACTTTTTCCCATCCGGGCATTACAAAGTCTTGAACAAGATAATCCTTGAGAGCTTTCAACTTATCTAAGAAACTGAGTTCACTGTTAGAGAATATGGCTTTAATAGGCTCAAAGAAATTTGACAAAGCTTGCGTCAATTTTCCTCCCCAGGATTTTACCCATTCCCAAAATTTGCTTGCTCCATTTTTAAACCGTTCCATAAACGGTCCAAAGAAATCGTCTGAATTCTTAATTTTTTCACTAAGATTAAATAACTTTTGATTAAAATCAGTAAGTGAATCTATTAAATTGAACCCGGGGAACAATTTTGACACAGAACCAAACAACGGCGAAATAATATGTTTATATAAAGATTTAAAGAAAGCTTTTGAAATGGTAATTATAGACCCTAATGCTTTTCCTATAGATAAAAGAAATTGAACTATTCGCGACTGACCCATGGATTCTCTTATCTTTTCCGTAGAAATTCTAAGTTTTTCGGTTCCAGCAACAAGCATGTCCATAAAGCTCATACTTTCTGTCGCCCATCCAAGTCCTCTTCCTATTCCTAGAATAGCATCACCAATAGTACCAAATACATTTTTTACAGAACTCCATATGTTGTATAGAACTCGTCCCGCATTTGAATATTTTTCAATGACCTCGTAATAAGCATCGCCGTCTTTTATAATAGCACCATTGTCACGAATTTGCTTTTTTACGTATTCTGGTAATGCATAATAATCGTCAACAACTTTTACAAGTTTCTTATATTCTTTTTCCTCAAACAAAGGAGCAAATATAGTGTCTTTTCTAATGACCTTTTTCTTCATAACTTCGCCGGTAACGGGATCTGTTACTACATTACCTTTTTCATCGGTCATATCTTCTTCTGTATATAATTTTTTTCCTAATTTACCTAACCAACCAGCGATATCTTTACCAATCATAGATACAATTGGTCCAATTGCAGTGTTTAATGCGTTTATATGAATTCTTAAAGCATCAATTAAATTAACTAATGCTCCTCCATTTTCAATAATTGGCTCAAAGAATTTTTCACCAATTCTGGCAAAGGCAGATCTTAAGTTTGCTGTTACACCGGAAAGCGTCATATTTGCTTTTGTGGCGTATTCTCCAAATTTCTCATATAACATCTCAACAATAATATCTGGTGTAATAGTTCCTCCACCTTTTGTTGAAATATTTTCTGCAATATCTCCCTCTGTCCAATTCTTTCTACCTTCATAATTAATGCTGTTCAAATACTCGGCAAGTAATCCTTTTACACCCAAACCTCTTTCCGATAAGGAGTTAATATCTGTAGTAAACACTCTTCCTCTGGAGACCATATTAGTGATAATTCTACCAATATCTGCATAATCGGCATTGGCCATAGATGCAGTACCAGAAATAGCTCTGAGTGTCATAGCTAACGTATCAATTTCAGACACATAATCCTTGTTTCCTTTTTGGCCGGTTGGGGTATAGGCTTGACCCGGTTTTAAACCCGACGCTGATAATTGAGCTGCCACTTTAGCAGCTGCGTCCAAACTATACGCAGTATTAGTTACAGCGTAATCGATATCACCATAAATATCTTTCCAAGCAATTCCCAAACCTTCCAATTGAAACTTTGCTGCTTGAATATTAGTGGCTCTAGAATAACCACCTTGCGTAATACCAGATTTAGCAAAATTATAAGCCTTAGTTAATTTAGAAAAAGCAGAATCTATAACGTCAAATAATTTATCAGCAATGTTTTCTGCTATTCTAGCACCCATGATACCAATCGTAGACATTCTGTATTCTAGTTGATCCATCACCCTAGTAATTTTGCTAGTATCAATATTTCCTACACTATCTACTGCCTTCTTTACTTTCGACAAATCTAATTTACTAAGTTCGTCTTTAATTCCGGAAAAGTCAAGTTTATCCTTTAATTTTTCCAATGTGGTCATTGTAGCTGCTGCATTTTTCTCAAAGTCCTTATTATTAAACTTCATAGAAACTATATTTTCATCAATAGTAGTTGTTGTACTCATGGCAGCACCTCCTTCCACAAATCGGCTGCAAATCCTCTAAATGTTTCTTCAATAGCCGGATTAATAAAATCTCGTCCTTCTACCCAAGTACCGCCTCTGGTGGCGTGACCATACTGTAATATAATTACAATAGGCACACCATCATTGACGTTATTGTTATAGAATCTTAGGTAATAGTAATATTTTTCATGTGCTACTTCATAATGCCAAGAACTTGCAGTTTCTCCGGTATCCACCGGTGTAGCCTCTTCCAAATATTTAACACCTTTTTTACCATATTTATGTAAAATCGGTACGATGTCAAATGTTCGGCAATGCTCTAATAATTTAAATGTATGCTTCCATTCTCCTTTTTGGGATACTTCAAACTTCATTGTATCACCCCTTAGAATGCATAGCAGCCCTCCTAGCCTTATTTAAGCTTGCATTTCTGCTAAGAATATCTTTTGTAGACATTTTCTTTCCAGAAGCAGATTCTTTTTCGCTATGAACTCGCAAAAGGGTAAGTAAACGATTGAGATGCCATTTTTGTGCTTCCCAAGAAATACCGTATTCTGTCATGTAGTAATAGATGAGTTCTGATGTCATCTCTTCTTTTTGCATAACAGGACCTTTATTTTTCTGTTTTTTACCATCTTTGTTTTCATCTGCGAACCATGTACCTGTCATCGGATCATTAATATAGTCAGTGATGGCCTTTAAATTTTCATTTGAAAGGACTTTATATACATTAGGATTAACACTGTTAGAGACCGTCATACATTTAATATAGTCAAGTACTTCTTCCTTTGTCTTTGCAAATCGTTCAAGAGTAGAAAGATAAGGTTTTTTCCATCGTGCTTCCCATTTCGAAATCGAAATAAGAGAATGCTCTAACTGGAGATTTACATCATGGTCTAATGTTATAAACTGTTCCGCGTCTGCGTCCCATACTTCTCCAGCTTTAACGGTAATAACTAACATAGTCACTCCTTACTCAATGCAGAAATATCTCCTCCATTGGATTCAAGTTTTTCAGCATTCTCTCTTGCGGAAGCCTGCAGATCCTTAGGAAGACAGCCAACGATAAACTCTGTAGCTTTCTCAGCGCTAGTAACAAGCTCCATAAAGAGTTCATCATATGCGTTCGAACCTTTGAATTCCTGATATGCTTCCTCTGTCTTAATAAATGTCTTACCGTCAAGAGACTTAATGCCATATGCTGAATGGATAATTTCTGTAAATGTATCCATGATTGTTTTTCCATCCTGTTTTTCAAGAGCTCGTTTGATCCACTCGGTTAAACCGCCGGCTTTATCCTGTTCCAGTGCGGCCAACTCGTGCTTATTGAGATTGAAATAAAAAGTTTCTTTACGTTCATTGTCGTTATAATCGGTGTAGGTAATTGTCTTTGTTAACATATTTACTCTCCTTTTAATAAAAATAGGGCCCTGAGATTGCTCCCAAGGCCCCAAAAAGTGATCATTTTGATTTTACTTAGCCGGCGGTGGATACAACTGTCGTGTTTCCGCTTACTGTATAAGTATTACCGCTTGTAAATGCGTTTCCATTAACTGTGATCGAGTCACCTTCGGAAACAATGATTGTGAGAAGATCACCAATAGCGATATCAGCATTATTCTCCAGATTAATGTTGTTTCTCTTTACTGTTACTGTGGTATTAGTAGCCTCAGTAATTGTGAGCTTGTACGCTGTTGTTGCACCAAGAATAGCAATAACCTCTTCGATAGACGGAAGACGCGGATCACTATCTGCAGTACCGTAAAGGATGTCTTCCAGAGCATGGAGACGATCAATATTCTCATCTGTGAAGTCTGTAGAATCGATCTCAAACATAGCCGACGGTTTCATGCCATGGCCAACGTTAATTGGAGTTGTCTCGAAGTCATAACTGAACTCGATGGCTTCCGGATTATTATTAACTGTCTGATATTCCTCATCGGACGGAGAAGCTTTAGCTCCGTATACGATATGAAGCTTATATCCATAATCGTCACCATCAGTATCATTACCGATCAATGTACGGCATGAAAAGCCAAAGGACTTACGAACCTGCTGGCCGATACGAAGACCTGGAACGCCAGAAAGCTTCCGGTTACCCTGACACTCATACCATCCATCCGGGAACGTGTAGCAAGAGATCTGACCCTTCTTATCCTCTGTAGAAGTGAGGTTAAGATACTTAGTGTTATCAGCATAAATAGCCTCAGAGTCGCCACCCTCAGAGGACTTCTGGAACTTGGTAAGACCATTCCAAGCTTCACCTGTACGATATAGACCAGAATCGTTTACATAAAGCACACCTCGGTCGGTACCGGTAGAATACAGTTTTTCACCTTCCTGGTCCCAAAGAAGTTTTGTCATATTACATTACCTCCTAAATATGATTAATTCTAAATCTATCATGATGCAATCCGTCAGCGCAATAGTGATTGGTATGCTGACAGTAGGGGAGTCGAGACACGTAGGCAACTATTTCGCTGTCCGGATTAGCATCAATGACAAACAATTCATAGTCGGTGTTCTCAATATAAGGAGCACCATTTGCATACTCTGCCTTAACTACAGATCTAGCATACCGTATGCAAGGGTATACCATTCTTTCATTCGGGGGTGGTTGAAAATATACTTTTTTAACGCCAGGGATATGTTCAAGCATCTCCTGCAGTTTCAGGCGCTTTTCCTCTCGGTCCATTGTAAACACCTCCCAAATAAATATACATATGAGGGTACTCACGTACATCTACGGTTTTTACTTCCCAAAGTACCCCCATATGTTCCGCGAATTTCATCGTTGAGTAGTTCAAATTTGCATATGGGTCGGCAACGATTTTTATACGGTTATCAATGTTTATATCCTTATTGCGATCCTCGCCAGAATATAATCTTCGTAACTCCTGTTCTAACGTGCCTTTATAGGGTTTTTCTTCGATAACGGGTTCCCAGACACCGGGCTTTGTTTCCTTGTACACTTCAAATCCTATATTTCCCGCAAACTTCATACTATCAGCTCCGATCCGGTTCCAGAGTAATATACTTCAAGGAATATACCTTAGTTGTTGTATAGCCACCCTTTGTGGTAACAGCACGGATTGTCTGTTTCTTATTAGCGATCTTACCGACCCAAAGTCCATCAGAGTCAAGCGTAGTCGGACCAGATGTACCGCCAACGATCTCAACAGTTGTTGTAGCGCCATCTTCTACGTCGAAGTGCAGACCGATGAAGTTGCCTTCAGCGCCTGTATCGAACCCAGTATAGTTCTTAATATACTTAAGAGTACCACGGATCTCATTGAGTTCATTGATACGAACACCATTCTGAAGCTCAGAAGCATTCTTACCAAGGAGATCTGTTGTCGGAGCCGGTACTTCTGCGATCAGCTTCATCAGATCAAAGTGAGCCATCTCAAGAACAACTGCAGACTGGATCTTTGTGAGTGCGCCAGAGCAACGTGTCTCCATCAAGTACTTGTACTGGTTGAAGTCGATGTCGAAATCATCAAATGTCTCAACATTACCGCCCTTATCAGCACCGTAACGATAATCACCAGGGTTCAACATAATGGCACAAAGATCAAACTCATTACCGTCGCCATCTGTATAAACTTTGGAGTTGAAGTCTGTGATCTCTACGATTCTCTTTACACGAAGAGCTGTAGCAAGCTCACCGAGAGACTTATAGAGTCTGTGACCAAATTCGTCACGAGCAAGCAACAGAGTTGATGTAAAGTTTGTACCACAATAAAGTGTCGGATTACCGGAACCACGATACTGATCACGAACCTTAAGCAGAGTCTCTTCAACTACGATAAGTTTATCGAGGTAAGAAGCATTTTCCGGGAAGGAGATCTGACGACGGATTGTAAAGAGTTCGTCATCTGTCCATACCGGACGAATCTTTGTATGATCGATATGATCAGGATCATTGTAAGCTCTACCATCGCCAAGCAAACCAGCCACTGCGATTTCCTTGTTGAGCATCATTCTCATCTCACCCTTGATCCACGGAACTACAGAGAAATCAGTGATGTCGATGATGTCATCACGATCAAGTTTCTGTTTCTTATAAATAGTTGTCGGGGCAGTAGTTCTCGTCATAAGAGAGAATACTTCTTCTGTCTTTCTGTTACCCTTAACGTAACCCTTTGCACGAGCTTCATCAGCGGTAATGTCTGCCTGACGTGTACGAATGCGAGAGAACGGAGAGTGCTGAGTATCAGCAAGCCATCCGCCTACCCATTCGTCATCCTGCTTATACCATTCTGGTGGCATATTAAGTTCCTTGGGCTGCGGGAACAGTGTTTCAATGTCCTCAATACCATATGTATCGGCGTGAGCAAGGACAGCTTCCTTCAGCGTAGAATGAGCGGTTTCCGCATCACGAATAATCTGCTGAAGATCGAGTTCTGCGTGTGCAATAGCACCGCCATTTTGATTTTCCGATTTTTCGAAAAGATTTCTTTTCATTTCTTCGTCTCCTCCTGATTGTTCTTCATCGGACTCTTCGTCCTCATCTTCTTCTGACTCTTCACCCTCTTTCTCTTCTTCATCCTCGTCATCAAACTCTTCTTCATCTTCGTCTTCATCCTCATCAGAATGCTTAACGGAGCCTTTAGAAGTAGCTTTTTCGACCAAGTAATTAAGAACAAAAAGCTGATCTTCGTCCATTGAATTAATTACATCTTCAATAGTCTTCTCAGATGTGCCATCGGCATGCGCGAGTTCAAGATCACAGTTATCATCATTTACAGTGTAAATACAAGCTTCTGTGAGTTCTTCTCCTTCTTCGGAATGTGCAACATTAACAGTCTCAATATATGCACCAATATTAGCTCCGGCAAGGACCAAAGATACTTCTCGAATTTCGCCATGATAAACTTCACCACGAGAATTCTGTTGAAGACGATTAGCATAAATCGAAAGTGACTTGATGTCGCCATGGATGACAGCTTCTTTGCTGGCTTCGCCTGCTTCTGTCTCATTAAACGAACCATAGCCATACATACCGTCTGCTTTATGCTCAAGATAGATGTTACCAATGATATTAGTAGGATCATTGTGTACATGCTGGTAAACCAATGGTACTGTCCTTCCATCACAATGAGCAAAAGAATCCGGCATAAGGGTACGTCCATCGCTGCATTTAATGCCATAACGAGTAACATAGCCACTAAAGTCATACTTTTTTGGCTTCATTTTGATTTTTACTTCCTTTCGTCGATTTTTGTGCTCCAGGATTTTCTGTCTGCTCGTCATGAGCAATATTCTTATTCAACAGTTCATCTGATCTCGGGTTATCATCTGGTCTGTAACCTAAACCACTTCGAATTTCATTCGACGAGAGAATCTCGTTTCGTGACAATTTATCGCACATATCAGCCATATTCTCAATTGACATATGCTTGAAGAGGTCTTTAAAGTACATAACACTATGATGTTTATCCCTGATCGCTTCCGTTGTTAAGAAAGTTCTCTTGAAGCCTTCACATATTACTCGCAAGACTGGATAAACAGCCTTGTTTTCGTAATGTACAATAGTTTCGCTATCCGCGGTACCGTCTAAAATTGACTGGGTCATGCCCAATTCTCCATAGAGTTGGGTATTAAGATACTCGATTTCCTTAAGAATGTTGTTATCAATTGGTCGATTTAACTGCGTAATGTGCTCCGTTGCGTCTATATATCCGATGCCATAACGAGATTCAGCCAATTGTTTCTCTAAAGCCATTCGTCTCTCTTCTGCCAATTTTTGTTTGGTTTCTCCTCGGATTGTGAACGGAAGCTGAACAATCATGTCAATCTTACCAGATCCTGCTTGCTCGTCGATACCGTCCAATAAAGCGAGTCTTCGATTAATTCGTTTTACTAAACTGTTAGGTTCATTCATTACTGCATAGAACGGATTCTCTAAAATACATACATCGTTTTTAGGCATAATAACTCGTTCTTTCATCATTGTAAATTCATTGTAAACTTCTACTTCTACGTCGCTTGGATACCACTTTGTGATCTTAGCAATGCGCATAGCATATACACTATAGTTTCCGTCAGCGTCCGGTTCGTCATCGGTTTCAGTTGGAACAACAGCGATACACCCCTCATCAAACAAACTAAGAACTAAATCTAGTTTAAAAGAGTATGGAATCTGATCCATATTTGTGGACAAGTTTAATCTGTCGTCTAACTCAGAATGTACGATATCTTTGAAATTTCCTTTTTTATCTAGAACAACGTGATGAATATCCACAGAAGCTACATCCATAGCAATTCTAGAATATAATCCAGCTAAAATAGTCATTTCATTGCCTCTAGATAAATGTATTCTGCTGGGGCGTGAATATGCCGGGGATACATTCATAGAATATAATTGTGGCGACGCTTCTTGGATGGTGTCCTTTTTAGGAGCAAAAAACACGTTCCACTTAGATTTGATGTTATCTATGATCTTCATGTTTTTATCCTCCTTATGTTATCAATATTAATATATTTTTCCAATTCCGGTTTCATTTGAACAAGTTCATATTTTGCATTATCCAAATTTACAGATGCAAAACCTTTCATTAAATAATCAAAAGTACTCTTATTCTGTTCTTTTGCTTTTTCATATCCGGTATCATCTAAATAGCCTTTTGCCTTTAAATCTGTCAATTTTCCGAGATTTCCGCTATAATTTTTCGTAACAGAATCTGTATACATTTTAAAGACATCTGCTCCGCTTATTTCTTTTCCATCTTTCATAAATTTAGTTTCATATCGACCATATTTGTCCAATACTTTTAATTTCATTCCACCAATTTTTTTAGGAATTTCCATTTGTATGGCCTTTATCATATCTTTTTGTTTTTGTTCTTCTTCTTTTTGTTTTCGTGCTTCTTCTTTTCGCATATCATCCATTCGTTTCTTTTGATCCCCTATATAGTTTCCTACCAAACCAATAGCTAATTTTTTTAAAGCTTCTTTTGCCAAATCTCCTGCAAAACTTCCGCCTCTTGATTTTTTTTCATTTGATGTTCGATCAAACACCTTTTTATTGGTTTGATAATCGTTTCTTTGAGGTTCCGTCCCCGGTTTAGAAACGAGTTGAGTATATTCTTTTTCTCTTCTTAATCTATCCAATGCCAAATCCAAATCATCGTCCGTTAATTTTGAAGCATTTCTTCGGGCTTTACTATAATTGAGATTTCTCTTTTTAGCCAATTTTGCAGATTTTACGATTCTTCTATGCTCTGATCTAGACAGAGGGTAAGGAGGACCATTTCGCTTTCCCCATTCTTGACCTTGTATGCCATGATGATACAGTTCGTTTTTCAAACGTATCACCCCTTTCCAGGATAAATTCCAGCGCCAATTTTTGCTTCTTTTGAGCCTGACTTGGAAGTTGTAGACTCTTTGTATGTAGCTCCGTTTTGAAGTAATGGCTTTTCATTAGATGGCAAACGTGGTTTTTGATTATGTGCGTCTCTTTTAATAGATGCTTGCGTTCTTCTGTAATTAACCCAACCATTTCCCATATCCTTACCAGGATTATAACTTCTATCTGGTCGATCGCTAAATTGTTTACGACCTTCTTTTTTCATCTGTTGTTTACTTTGATCGGTTTTAATCTTTTTCCATGGATTTGCTTTTACTCCTTCAACTTTACCAACTTCTTGATCGTTCTCATCGTTACCATATTTACGTTTCTTATCAGCATCAGCCAACTGTTTTAGTCGATGCTGACGAAGATTAATTAGCTTTCTCGCCATATGTTCACCTCCTTATTCAAAGTCTTCTTTATGCAACTTATATGCAACCCAAGCATCCATAAGAGCCGATACATTATCAATCTTTTGATCGTATCTTTGCTTTAACAATTTACGGTTTCCATTAGTGTCTACAACGGTCATACTGTTACCCATAGTGTATTGCATGATTGCTTGGTCGAATATAAGTAGACGATTTTCAGCCAAAAGCTTTATTTCGCCTAACGGAACAGATTCCGTTTTTGCACCTTGAATAACTTTTTCAATACCATATGGTGAATTCTCTCGTTCCCATCTTTCCACAAATTCTCGAGCATTATATGGGTCATATCCAAAACTACAAACCTCAAATTTATTATCATCAATAAATTTAATTAAATTATCATATACCTGCATCATGTCAAGAACTGTTCCCGGAAATATAATTAAAGTACCCTCATTTATAAATTCTTCATACTTAATTCTTTGTGCCATAGGTAATTTATCTAATGTGTTTTGTGTAATATAACTTCTGCATTTAACTCCAAATTGCTCTCTTGGAAGAGGAAATAAGAAAGTAAATGCACAGAAGTCGTCACCTCTAGACAAATCTGCACCCATAGAGCATCTCATGTTCCAGAAATCTCTATGCGGATGCAAAAGTGTTTCTTCATAGCGGAAGAAATATGTGTATCCTTCCATTGGCAGTCCAAATCTCTTAGCTAAAATGTCATTTCTTGTTGAAGGTTCCTTTTCTGCTCTCTCAACATCTTGCTGATATACATCATAACCAACAGTTATGCCAATATTTGGGTTTGCTTTAATCCACATCGCAGGATTAGAAACTTCCTTAATATCGTCTAATTTGTACCACCAAATAGATACATGCGGATTTTTGTAAACTCCTTTAAGAATATCCATTAACTCTAACTTAATCGTATCGCCAGGGCCATTTCTCACACAACCTTCCGAAGAAGACGCGATGATGACATAATCTTGACCACCTTTAGCACAACCTTGTTCCAAACAACCAATAACATCTTCTTTAATATCTCCAGAAAGCCATTCGTCTACAGTACAGATTTTAGCTCTTATACCCTGAAGTTTATCTATAGACATAGGTCTAATCTGCAATAGAGAATTTGTCATAAAATTTACTATTCCATCTTTGGTTGGTGCTAATTTTGGTCTATTTGCTTTTGATCCAGTTGTGTTTTGTAATGATCCAGCAGTCATAAATTTAAAGTATGGACCTCTGGCTCTTGACAATGCCGTTTTAATAGGAGACATAACTTCTTCAGCTTGAAGCATCGTAGGAGCAGTTGTCACTTGATATGTTGTTTTTCTATCAACACTTAAAAAATAAGCTTGGATGTCGCTATCATACATTGATTTGGCCGCACCACGAGCGACTATTAAATACTGTTTTTGTATCAAACGTTTCTTAATCATCTTATTAACGTATCGTCCTGGCCTTCCGTGTTGCCCAGGTTCGTATACGCTTCGCTCAATAAAGTAGTACCATCCAAATAACTGCTCACCCCAAAGTTTAAAGGAGTCCAAAAGATGCATTTCTGATCCGTCGGTAAGTGTTAATTCGTTTTCACAAAATTTTATCCAACCCTCTACAGCGTCTTCATCGTAATAAATACCTGGATTTTTTATGAGATCATCAATTCGGTTCATCTCCATCTCGATTTCTCGACAAACAGGTATCTCTCCCCTTAGAACTTTGGCTCTAAACTCTCCATAATACCTTGGAGTAGCGGTGTTAGATAGTGCCATTTTGATTTCTCCTTACTGACTCTTTGCAACTCCGGACTTCTTAGTCGGTTTTTCTTTCTTTTCGACTTCTTTTGTCTCTTTTACTTCTTCTTTTTCTGTAGGAAATTCTCTTTTAGCCATTTTTGTTACCTCCTATAACTCTATAATTTGTTATTCTCCACTGATATTCTGCTAATTGCTCTTTCAGTGCATTTAACGTTGGGCCGGTTGTTGGTGGATCAAACTCCATCTTAACTTGCGCTGTGATGTAACCTTTAACAAGATTCAATTCCGCTTTATTTTTAGCAGGAAATTGTGACCAAGTATCGTTTACACCGTTGATCTCAAAACCTTCATCTGGTCCCACACCAAATTCGTTACAAAAAGCAAAAGCAGTATTGATTCTATCGATAATATCGTCTTCAAAAACTGTAAAATCATTCGGACCAAGTTTATCTGTAACCGACTTCAGAATAGAATCTCTAATTGATACTTCTTCTGGCATTCTATCACCTCCAAGGGCATGTATCATTTGGTTTACGTTCTATAGGATCTTTTGGCAATAAAGACTTGTCACCATAATCTATCGCTAGATGAGTTTGATGGGAAACGCAAACGACATTTTCTGGATTTAAAAGAACATCTAAATTTTGCTCTCTTAAGTCCTCTATCTTAACAGGATTTATGTGATGAATTATTACTTTTGTTGGTATTGGATAACCGGCTAAAGCCATGTCATTTCCTCCATCACGAAGAATGATTTCCCTTCTGAAACGTAACCATTCCGGCGATTTTAAGAATCTTAAATATAATGGTCTATAGCCGCCCATTGTTCTATCGCCGACACCGTGCGTTGCTCTAAGATAGTTGTAGCGTTCCTCTAATGTTTTTAATTTACACAATTCACTATAAGACTTGACCATGATCATCACCTGCATAATCTCTAAATGCGGCCAATGCCTCTTTCATGAGGCCATCAAGATTCTTCTGAGCCTCGAGAGCTCCGGTCTTTGCGCTAAGCAATTTTTCCTGTTCACCCATAATTCTTTGCTCTTTCTTTTCTCTTGATGATCCCATTTTTAAAAAATGTACCAATTCTTGTGAGCTGGCGGTACCGTTTCGTATACGAGCTTCCACGGCATCATATGCTAAGGCTATGAGTTGATTTTCCCGTTCTTCATCACTATAGGCGGGTGGCAAGCTTTTTGGTTTTGCCAATATAATCACCTCTTTTCAATTTTTAGAGACTTATTAAAGAGACCGAACCGGCTATGGATGTAGTGTAAATATAAAAAGCCAGGTTATTAATAAAGGAGCACACGTAAATCAGCAACAAGGAGTTTTTACGTTCAGCAAATTCAACACACTACAGGAGGGAACCGGATCTGTCTCTTTAATAAGCCTCTAAAAATAATATTTTAATCCTCATACATGCTAATAAGAATTTTAACTTCTACCATCTCTTTAGTGTATAGAGTGGCAACTTTGCCCAAAAATGTCCCCCGGAGAATTTTTTGGGAGGTCGGCGATGGAGGGAGGG